GGATGAGGTTTATGAAGTTGATCCATAATATTTTCAAATATAATAGGATCAAAATTATTACCTCTTGTATATACTTTACTTTTAAAGGTCATATCACCAATTGTAGAAATAAAGAAATCATAAAGTTCTGTGATAGATTGATCTTGATTAGAAGGTACTAGTTGTTTCTTTGCTTCGGAGCCCTGCTCATTCCACCATTCTAATGTTTTCTTATCAATAACCCGATTATGATTTTTTACTTGATCTTGGACATCAAATTTAATAAGCTTTGCAGATTCTACTAGTTCATTAAATGAATACCCATTTCCAGAAGTAAAATTATCTTCTGAAAACTTAAGAGCAGCTAACGAAACTACAACACAATTATATCTATTTGTAGATAATGTTTCAAAATCAAAAATAATTGAATTAGACATCTTTAGCCCCATCTATCTGTTTTTGAATTACACGTTCTGGTAAAGAACATATCCAATAATATGAAAACCAAAAGATAATATTATAAATTATAATTTCTGTATTCATTGAAACTCCACATTCGCCATAAGTTCTGTCATACAAGCCACGACATTAAGTTCGTGATCTGCTACAAATGCATTCTTATACTGATAGTCGGCTAGAATGAGAACGACTTGAGGAATAGATTGTGGTTTTACAGAATCAGACATTCTATCATAGATTCCTCTAAAGATAGAAGATGCATCGGTATCAATATTATTTACGACCCATGAGCGCATTTTCTTAAAATCTTTTGCTTTTAGAAAATCCATAAGACTCTTAAAAGATTGGTCTCCAATATTAACAAGAATACCGGAATCAATCTTACCACCAATAGAATATCTTTGCGCTTCATTTAAAATACGGCGCCAGTCTGGGCCATATTTCATAATGAGTTCAGCAAGAACTTTATTCTCAAATTCTACATTCTCAGATTTAAGAATATTCTGAAGTCTAGCCATCATTTGAGCAGCTAGTGGTGCCATATCTTTTTTAGAAGTATTGAATTCATACACAGAACACCGTGAATGAAGTGGTTCAATAATTCTATTTTTAAAATTACAGGTAAGAATAAATCTACAGTTATTAGAAAATTCTTCTATAAAACCCCGCAAGGCGGGTTGGGTGCTCTGGGGATTTAAGTAATCAGCCTCATCAAGAATAACTACTTTATACCCACCTTGCAGGGAGACAGAAGATGCAAATTGTTTAATCTTAGTTCTAAGAGTATCAATATTACCTTCTTCTGAACCGTTAACCAAAATATAATCAAGATCCAATTCGTTACATAACGCTTTGGCTACGGTTGTCTTACCAAGACCGGCAGTACCAGAAAAGAGCATATTTGGCAGCTCTCCGGTCTTGATAATATTCTTAAAAATTGTTTTTAGATTAGGTGTTAGGATAGTATCTTCAATAGTTGCTGGGCGGTATTTTTCCACCCATAAAAAATCATTATTCATAATATAGTTTTATCCTTAAGAATTAATCTTCAGCTTGTTCTTGCTTCCAGCTTTCTACGATTTGAACACCTTGTGTACATTGATCACGTAAGTTTCCGATAGTGGAAAGTTCTTCACCTCGAAAACCACCTCTCTGAGTAATAGTATCAATAATAGCAATAGAGCTACGAGAAACTTGGTTTAGTAATTCCATTGCACGTTTTGTATCTTCATTATCAGACATTTATTATTCTCCGTATGTTGATGTCTTTTCAAGAGCGATCCAATACATAAGATCACTTCCCGATTTGGTAAATTTTGAAATTAATTTTGAAGAAATCTCTACTTCATAATCTCCTTGGTCAATCTTTAAATTAGAAATATTAAAGACAAAGTTGTATTTATCACTGGATGAACTACCTTCTACATCAATAGAGAAACTATTTGCTGTAGAATTTTCGGAAGATGTAACAGTTAAACTTACTGCAGATCCGCTAGGTGAGACATGAAGTTCACTGTGACCAAGAGCTGAAGCTGCTCGCTTAACTTTACCAAGAGTATCTCCATCAAGAGTAAATCTTACATCAGTATCCGGCATCTTCACTTCTTTAGATGGTGTTGTAAGCATTTCGGTATCAGAATAAAAATACTTTACTTTTGATCTACCAGTAGAATCACCAATGATAACATAATTTTCTTCAAAGTTAAGACGAGGCGAGTCAACTAAACCTAAAACACCTAGAAATTCATTTAGATCATAAACTCCAAATGTTTTTGGAAAACTTTCCTTAATCTCTGCTTTTGAAAGAATATTCTTTGCTTCAGAAATAGTCTGAAGCGTACTACCTTCATTAATAACTAGATTAGAATTTACCGAAGCATAATTCTTTAAAATTGAAAGTGTAGAGTCACTAAGTTCCATTATATCTATTTCTCCGTTTCATAAAATATAGTTAATTATATCATATATTGTTAATGTTGTAAACATATTAGTTTATTAATTCTTCTAATATTTCTAAACAAACTTTACTATCGTCCGCTATAGTTCCGGTTTTTATAGCAGATTTTACACACTGCCGAGTAAAATCAAGACCGTGTCTATTGCCAGATTTATCCATTCCAGTGTTTATTAAATATACATTACAGTTATTTGCGTGTATCTTCTGCATTAGAAGATCACTATATTCACTCACCTTTCTAGGCATAAATGGCGAACCATAACAGGGGCTAAATATTTTCTTAATTTCATTGCTACCTGCCTCAGTTCCTGGCATCTGACTTGTATAACCAGTCTCAAAAAATCTCTTAATAGTACCGTTTGTAATTTTACTTACCGCTGGAAACTTTCCAGTTACATCCATGGTTAAGAAAAATATATTATCTGGATGAGTAAAATCCTTATTTCCATGATATGCATTCTCAACCGAAGTGATTGGATAACTTAATCTGGCATTTGGAACACCTGGATTTTCTACTACCAGACAGTCTTTATTTCTAGCATTTTCGACTGCATAAAAGATTGTAGGATGTGTCTCTGGGCTAAGGCCTTCACTCTTAGCATAGCAACCCGTTTCTACCATGCGAATACCATCTTGAGCCCAATAAACTTCATCATCACTAATTAATTTATAGTCGGGATCACTGCTTAATGTGGTCTTACCTGTACCACTTAACCCAAACATTAGATTAGTTGTATTATCATAAGTAAAAGCACTACAATGCATAGGTAAAGTACCGTTTACTGGTAATTCAAAACTTATAATACTAAACACGCCTTTTTTAATTTCACCAAGAAATGTAGTACCACCAATTAACATAACACATTCATCTAAATGGACATAAATATACGGGTTATCTACCACCATTTCAGTATTATGAATAATTGTCCAATCAGCAGTATATTGTAAAGGATTATCTACTACTGGAAACATATTACGAACAAACTGGGCGTGTCTATCATCATTAGTCTCTACACGAAAGCACATTCCAGCAGCATAAAAAACAAGATTATGTGAATAATCCATAAGATCCATTCGCATATGCATTACTTGATAATCTTCTTCGTTACCAATTTTATTATACTTAGGTCGACTAAGATCAAGATATTTTGTTTTTTCACCAAAGAAATATTTATTTTCTGGGCTTCTACCTGTAGGTTCTGTTGTTATTTTGATATTAGGCATTATGCCACCATCTTACTAAAGTTTTTTTCTTTCTTAAACTCCAGCTTTTCTTCAAATTTTCCATCAAGTATTTCTCCTTTATGAGAGATTACGAACACATTTGTATTATCATCAAGAGTATGTAAAATTTTCATTAGATTATCAACACCATCATGATCCAAAGATGAATCAAAGGTTTCATCTAATATGAGTAAATTAGTGGCTACAGAATTTTTCATCTTAGCAATCATGCGCCAAGTAAACAATAGAGCCAGATCAATTCTTTGCTTCTCTCCTTCTGAGAAAGAATCATATGAGAAGGCATCTCTATGACGTGATCTAATAGTTTCTTGAAAGCTTTCATCTAAATTAAAGTGCACAAAGAAATCAAGAACTTGAAGATATTGATTTACTAATTTATTAATTACGGGAATGTATTGTTTAATAACTTTTGTTTTAATACCCGTATCTTTTAACATTTCAGCCATAACAGTATTATATGAATATTCTTCATTAAGAGTTAATTTGTGCTCCATTAACTCGTTTCTTTCTTCATTCATAGTATGAAGTTCTTCGTTAGCTTCTCCTATATCACCTTCTCTGGAGCTAAGTCTCTGTATATCTAAATTCAAACCATCTATATGTTTTTGATGCGAGCTTATAAGTTTATTATTGGTATTAATTAAATTATTATTATCTTTAACTTCTTCAGCTTTATTGTTCCATTCGTCTATTAAAGCTGCTACATCATTAGCTTCCGATTGTATTCTTTCAAGGGTTTCTTTAGTTTGTAGTGCTTTTTGCTTACATTCGTGTATTTTCCTCTTTTTAAAATCTGGTTCGATTTCTTGTGAACAGGTCGGACAGGTGTCATTCTGTTCATAAAATTTAGAATCGCCAACGATTGTTTTAATTTCTGATGTGGCACTGGCCTTATCTTGTAAAATGATTTGTTTTTTATTATTTGCTTCTTTGAGTTGCTTTGATACCTCTTCGGCATTTGCTTCATTAAAAGCGCTACATTCGGCATTACTATTATGTAATTGCTTGATTTCACTTTCGACCTCTGAGATTTTTTTCTTTTTATCATTAATCTCATCCTCATTAATCTGTGTAATATCTCTAATATATTTTCTTTGAGACTCTAGTTTATTCTTTAGAATGTCAAGCTGATATGCATTATCTTTCAGCTTTTCTTTTAGTGTGCTATTCTTTTCTTTTATCAAAGTATTCATCTTTGAAAACACATTAATGTCCAGAAGATCCTCGATAACATCTCTTCTATGCTGTGCCGGTAGTTGCATAAAAGGAATAAAAGATGAAGAACCTAGCACAACAATTTGATGAAAGCTTTTATGATTTAGCTTAATAATATTTTGCTCAAGGACCTTCTGGTACTCTTTGGCATGAGAAGATTGATTAATCATCACGCCGTTTTTCCATATTTCAAATATTTGTGGCTTTATACCACGAACAACTTTAAAAAGTGCTTTACCTATAATAAATTCAACCTCTACAATACTATCTTTATTATTAATAGTATTAACTAACTGAGGTTTATTAATATTACGATGTGGCTTACCAAATAGCGCAAAAGAAAGTGCATCAAGAATAGTTGACTTTCCTGCTCCGTTTTGACCTACTATAAGAGTTGATTTTGTTCTGTTAAGACTAATAGTTGTCCAATTATTACCAGTCGATAAAAAGTTTTTATATCGAATAGATTTAAAAATAATCATTCTTTTTGCCTTATTTGTTTCTTAGATTTCTGTCTATCTTTTTTCTTGGCTGCTTTCTTATAAGCTTTTTCCCATTTCTTAGATAGGCAGTGTATTCTTTCTTGTTTGGGCACTAAACTATTTCCATTGATTGTGCTTCTGTAAGAAGTTTCCTCATATTTACTTTTATTTTATCTTTATCCAGATCCGTGTCAACTGCATCAACATAACTATCTAATAGAATTTCAGTATCTTCCATTGATATACTTTCATCTTCGACATTCTCTCCAATAAACTCATTAAAGTTTTCTGCAATCTTTAGTTCATGAATCTTTCTATTCTGTATTCTATCAACTAAACGATCAAATGTAAAGAGGTCAGACTTATTAATTACAACTATTTTTACAAATTTATGATCTAAATGATCCACATTAAAGTCTGAATAGCTTTGTCTGGAATCATCATACACAATCTTTTCATATAGTGTGTATGGATTTCTAATCGCTTCCATTTCACGAGTCTCTGTATCTATTACGTGAAAATGTTTATTATCATGAGCATCAGACCAAAAGAATTCCATCTGCGTGCCTAGATATGTAATATTATCTTTTACTGATTTAGTGTGAAAATGCCCAGATAAAACTTTCTCAAAACGTGAGAAAAGTTTATGATCCATACCATGTTTATTTTCTATGCCTCTCATCATCTCAAATCCACTTAATTCAAGATGACCACCTAACCAGTCTGCTTTACAGTTCTTAATAAACTCCATAGACTTATCGTGATTTTCTTGAGTGATCCAAGGTAACATTGCTATCTTAAGAGAATCATATTCCAGAACACGAGGTTCCATAATAATATTAATTTCGTTCATAAAATGACCTAAGAGTTCTTTTAGACTATTTAAATCATTTGTATTCTTATAGTAGGTATCATGGTTACCAGGTATAATATCCATAGACATCCCATAGTCACGAAGGTGTGACAGAAAATGTTTACGGTTGTGATTTAAAGCTCTGAAATTAATAAACTTACGATTATCATAATAATCACCAAGATGAATAATTTGCTTAATATCATGTTCTTTACAATACGGGAAAAAGATGTTTTCATAAAAATCTGCTGCGTTATTTAAAAACACATCAGAGCTATTTCTGATACCACAGTGAGTATCATTCAATACTGCTATTTTCATTATATATTATTCCAAAAAGTCAGATAGATCTGAATCTACGTTAACGGCTCTTTTCTTTCTATTTTTTGTTTCTTTTGAAAAAGTTTTAATTTCTGTATCATAAGCTTTTACTTTATCAATTCTATCTTTAAGTGTATCAATAAAGTGGTTAGCTACTTGAGATGATGCATCATCAGTACCAAGTTCTGTAACAAGAAAAGCATCAATCCCAGATTGTGCTAAATATTTTTCTTTAATCTCTTGCTGTTTCTTTTCTTTAGTAATTCTACGCAAGAAAGCATACCAAATGATCTGAGTAAAATAAGCAAAGGCATTTGGCTTACCTGTTCTAGTTGTAGCATTAATATTATAATTTTCTATAGCTTTCAGACAATTTTCTACCGCATCCATAACCATTTCTTCTCGATATGTATACCGAATAAAATTGGACTTATGAGATAAATTTTCTGCTATCTGAAGAAAACTACGAGCAATATAGTCAGGTACCACTGGAAGTTTTTCTTCGGTTTCTTTAGCTATTGTAACTTCTTTTACATATTCCACGATAGCCAATGAAAATTCTGAATTATTAATGTAGTGTATGTTTTTTGTTTTTTTTGCTTTTGCCATAAATATAAACCTTTTACATATATATTATAAACTAATTAACAATAGATGTAAACAACTATTTTTATTGTTATCGCATCACTTTTTGGTTTACAGTTGCACGAATCTAGTATATAATAAAAGAGTAGTTAGTTGAGGATAGGGAATACTA